GCTCGAATAAGTTGATTTTGCCAACTATCGTCGTAAATTTTATTAATAATGTCTACCATCATCCAGGCCAAACTCATTCCAATTGTTGAATCATAATTAGAATAATCCCCATTTAAAAATTTCCGAAAACGTTTGAAACGACGAGCCAAAAGATCCCAATCTGATGAATAAGGATCGACTCCTATAGCCATTTCTCCTCGTAGAAAAGTTGTGTGACATTGCACTACAAAAGTGCCAAGATATTTTCGAGAAAGTAACACTAAATCAGTTGGACCAATTTGAAACATTCGAGTTTTCCCTAATTCAACTTTTTCTTTTTCACGTGTTTCATCTTTCAATGTATCAAAGAACACTGTTTCTGTTATAATGCCTAATGATGCATCATTTTCACGTTTCATCATCATATCACGTAAACGTTGAGTGGGTGTGTAAACGTGTCCACCATTTTTGTCAGTTGATACTTCTATAAAGGCAGTTTTGCCTTTAGCGCCAGGTGCCATAACTTTAAAAGGATAACCAGGAGATGTTGTAACATCAACTGGGTTTAAACCAGGCATTCCGTTAAAAATTTCTTCTTCGGTTAATAGACGCATTTCTCTTTTTACAGTAGAAGGCCAATCATTAATCGACGCAACTACATGTTCTATAATTTCTTCTCGATATTGAGCTGGAATATATGGTGAACTATTTTGCATTTTCTTAAACGCTAGTAAAAAAGGAGAAATAGTTTCTCCTTCAGCATTTTGAAATGGAGCTAAACGTGCAGGTATGCACGTGGGTTGTCCCAAATCGTTCACTAATGAATCGTACATTACACTTTTAGATATTGAACTTTTACACGGTATATTTGGTCGTATATAATGTTCTTTACCATCAACTATAACACCCTTCACAATCATATCACTATTTGCTATTTCAGCAACTTGATTCGAAAAAACAGGGTTAGACGATTTTTCTTTGAATGTTAAATTTGTTTCCAAAGGTAAACGTATGCTCAATTGAACTTGAAGATCGGTTTTAATAAACTCTCGTAAATCATCCAAATCTTCTTTATAAATTGGTAACGCAATACCTGCATGATTTAATTGACTTCCAGCTGTATGCATACCTATTATTTTTTTGCGGCACATTCTGATCTGTGTGTAATAACATCATACCGCAATCACCATTGATCGTTGTTGAACGATACCAATAAAATTCAGGAACTGTTATTTTCTTCGCATTAATTGGATAATTGTATAATGGATCAGGTATAGCACCCATTGTATAGGTTGCATCTTTAACAACTAATTCAACATCTGATACATTCAATAATTGTTTAACTTTATTGTTAGTGGCACTACGATATCCGTATAAATATGCACCAAACAAATTAATTTCATCTTCTACACTTGCAAAATGATGTGTTATATCTTTACCCAATGTTAAACCTGGTATAGCCAAGAAAACTATATCTACTAAATGATCACTGTATGGTAAATCAGTTAATGGTTCGATGACTTTAATGTCTTCGAATGGTACATCTTTTTGTCGAGCAGGAGTAGCATTTGCTTTTTCCCAAGTAAATCTAAATCCGACTTTCACTTTAACTTGTTTCTGTTTATAGATTTCAACTAAAGATCGAGTTCGATCTATCATATGTTTAGGTACAGCGAATACACTACCCCATAAGTTCGTGAATGAAACTGAAGCTTCAGACATAGTGGCATTTCTATCAACATCTTCAAGAATCAAATCCATTATGCCTATATTAGCACCAAGAACTTTTTCAATACTTTCATTCGTGGCATTGTACATCTCTGTATTATAATTTTTCCCAATAACCACTGGTTTTAAATCTATACTATGAATTGAATTCAATTTACCGTAACGTGATGATTTTCCACGTTGTTTTTCTGTTTTACCACGTCGTAATTTCTTTGCAGCACTATGAGATTTC